ATTGATCAGGCTGGACTGCTGGCCCTTGAGGCGCTCCATCTCCTTGTCAACTTCGGTGATAATCTGGCCGTGCTTGTCGACCTCATCGCTCGCGTGCTTGAGGGAGTCGGCATAGACCTCCATGGACGCGCTGGTGTTCTTCGCATCCTTGTCGAGATTGCGCAGCCACGTCCCGAGCTGGAGCTTCTGGGCAATGCCGCCAACGCCATTGTTATAACCGCCATCGAGGAGCTTCTGGAGGAAATCTTCCGTCGGCTTGCTGATGTCGGTATTATACCAAGCGGCCGTACCGTTGGCATTCTGCGCCTTGATATCTTCGGCGGCCTGCCGAGCCTTGATCATGCGATCCGTGATCTGCTCCAGCAGGTTCTTGAGAACCGTCATCGGCCCTTCAAGATCGCCGGCAACGTCCTCTTCCACGACGTTCTTGAACCGCGTCCACTGCGCGGTGAGCGAGTTCATCGACCGCTCATTGGCAATCGCCGCCGCGCCCTGCTGGGCGAAGGAGAGCTGCAGCTCATCCATCACGTCGGTATTATTCTTCGCGACGAGATAGAAGGCCGCCGCGCGCGTCTCCAGACCATCATAGGCCTGAACCGCGCCAAAGCCCTTCTCCTTGAGGGTGTCGAGAACCGCCGCGAGACCGCGCGTCTTGATGTTGACATCATCCTGCGTGATGCCGAGCTTCTTCAGCTCGAACTCCAGCTTCTCGCTCGGGGTCTGAAGATCAACAAGGAACTGGCGAAAACCGGTGCCGATCGTCGAACCGGATTTGACACCGCCCTGCGCAACCGCACCGATCGTCGCGAGCAGCGTCTCCAGCGAGATGTTCTGCTCGTAGGCCGTGGCACCGACATACTGGATGGCCTGGCCGACCTGCGTGACCGTCAGCTTGGTGCGGTTCAGGGCCTCGGTCATGAGGTCGGCGACGCGCGCCGCCTCGCTGGCCTGCAGCTGGAAAGCACCGAGCGCAGACGTGACCAGCTGAACCGCTTCGTCAGGGGTAGATCCCGACGCGGTGGCAAGGGTCGTGACCGCCTGCAGCACCTTGGTCATGTCGGCGGCGCTGACGCCGGCCTGCGCCAGCGTCTGAGCGATCTTCACCAGATCATTGACCGCGAAGCGCGACGTCTCGCCAATCCCAAGGATGCTCGCCTTGAGGCTCTGCATCTCTGTGTCGGTCGAGTTCGAGATGCCCTGCAGCTTGGCCAGCTCGTCCTCAAGCGCGACGACGTCGGTGATTTCCTGCTGCGCGGCGTTGAAGGCGCCGAAGCCGACGCCCGCGACAAGACCGTAGAGAGCGGTGTTCTGGATCGCGGTCTGCGCCCGGCCGGCGAGCGTCCGCCGATTGGCAGCGGCCTGCTCGTTTCCGATATTCTCCACGGCGCGCAGCCGGGCGCGCTCGACTTCGAGATCGGAGAGGGCGGCGTTGCGCGTCGCGTTCGTTGCGGCGGCGACCTTCTCTTCGGCGGCCGCGACCCGCGTCTTGGCCTCTGCGCGCGCTGCATCGATACCGAGATCGGCAACCTGCTGGGTCGCGAACGGACGCGCGAGAGAGACGTTCGCCTTGGTCTCGCCGCGCGCATTGGCATCGGCGATCTGCCGCTCGACGCGAAGGGTGTTCTCTTCCTGCTGGACGAGGCGCTGCGCCGCCGTGACGCGCGCCTCGGCGATCCGCAGGTTCTCACGGGCAACCTGCTGCGCTTCGTAGTCGCCTGCCGCCTGCGCCTTGCGCAGCTCGGCCAGCTGCAGCTCACGCTGAAACTGCTCGCCGATCAGAACCGTGCTGGCGTCGGCACCGGAATTGACCGTGTTGCGGACATCGGAGGCGGCCAGCGCCAGCCGGGTCTTGAGGTCGCCGCCAGTCTGCCGCGCCTCGGTCGCGGCCTTCTGCGCAGCGAGCTTGCGGCCGACATTATCCAGCTCACGGCCGAGCGACTTTTCCAGCGCAATGCGATCTGCGATACCGCGCGCTGCGGCGGCGTCGTTGCTGGCGGTCGCCTCCCGCTCACGACGAAGGTTGGCGAGCCGCGCGTCGCTGGCCACTTTGGCTTCTCGCGCGTCATCGACGTTGGTGATCCCACGCGCCTTGGCGGTGACGGCGGCGAGCGCCGCCTCGCGCCGGGCGGCGGCAACTTCCTTGGCACGCGCGATCGACGCGCGATCCTGCGACGCCTCGTAATCGGCGATTTCCTTGGCGATCTGCTTTTCGATGCTGGCCGCCTCGCGATCCAGCTGGGCGCGCTGACCGTAGTAGGTCTTCGCCTCGATCAGCCGCTGGCGATTGGCATCCTTCTCGGCCTTGCCGTAGTCGGTGCCGCGAACGCCGCCACCTTCCTGCAGGGTCTTGAGATCGGCACGAGCCTGCCTCAGCGCCTTGATGTTGGCGTCGACGATCGTCTGGATCTGCTTGACGTCGGCGACGGTGTCCTTGCCGATCGTCTTGAGCGAGGTGGCGAACTGGTCGATACGCCGCTGGACGATGGTCATCGCGTCGTAGATCGGCTGACCCGCGACGTCGAGAATTACGTCCTGTTCATACGGCTGGACCATCGCTCACCTGTGTGGTGGTCCGTGGTGGGATGCAAGTCTTTCGACGTCAACCGCTAGACGGAGTAGGCTCGCTGAACGGGAGCGATATAATGCTTCGACCCGTGAGCCGTCGAACGGATGCGATCCTGAACCTGCCGCAGCGGCAGCATCCGACGGCCGATCTCACCGTAGGTGCGGCTGCGGAAGACCATGCTGATCGACTGGCGCGAACGATACCCACTGTCCATCGCCCACTTGTCCTTCGCCGCGAGCTGGTTCCAGCTCTCGATGACGACGCCGGGGTGCTCCTTGAGCACCATATTGTGGTGGATGTGTCCGATGTCGATGTAGCGATAATCGGTCTCGCCCCAGTCGGCGGCGAAGTCGGTCGACATGACAGAGGCCAGCCGGTGCGGCTTGCACTTGTCGGAGTGGTGGCACATCACGAATGTGCGGCCCATTCGATAGCCAATGAACGGGGTGTGGTTATTGAGCACGTTGACGCGCCCGGTGCTCTCGTAGACGGACCGGATCAGGACGGCCATCCAGATGTCGTTCGTTCGGCTGTGATTGCCCTGATTGATGATGACGTCGACCATGTGGGCCTTGGTCAGCGCCTTGTCGACGATACGGCGCATCAGTCGCGCATAGACATCGACCATCTTCGGGAAGCGGCCGTCGAAATCGAGCGGATGACCGCTCGCTTCGGTAACGCCGGCCATATTCTCGTAGTGGGTGAAATCGCCGACATCCTGGATCACCAGCCGTTCGACCATCGGCAGCTCATCGATCAGCATGTCGATCGCGGTCGCCAGCTCCAGCTCGGCAATCTTGAGGTCGAAATTGGCACCAGTCTCCGCCTCGTGCGCGAGCATGCCCAAGTGCGCGTCGCCGATCTGGATCCACGGGATGACATCGCCATCCAGCTGGCCAAGAGGCTTGCCGGGGTTGGTGATTGGCGCCTGCTCCGCAACAAAAGCCGAGACGCCGGACTTGATCGCTTCCAGCCACTCGATATCGTCGAGCCGGGTCTTGTTCCATTCGAGGATCATCGACCGTTCGCCGGTCTCCGGGTTCACCCGTGACAGCGTGCTCTGTCCCTTCACCACGAATGGCGCAGGGACCGGGCTGTTCATGTTGTGCTCCGGGCTGTAGCCGTGCGCAGCTGCAGCGATCCGGACATTCGCAATCGCTTCCTGCAGGGTCGAGTGGTGCTTGCCGAGATGGCGCGCCGCCTTGCGGATGCTGCCTTTGGAAGCGAGGATGGCGTCGATGTAGGTGGCTTGGACGGGCGTAGCCCATGCCTTCAGCTCCTCGGTGACAGTGGAATTGCTCATGGACGTTATCCTTATGCGTAGAGGAGCTGGACAAGAACATCGTTCGCGGCAACCGCGGTTGTGTCGCTGTCAGCGAAGGCGCCGGTAATGGCGATCGAGATTCCGGAAGAGAAGTAGAGTCCAACAGCTGCCACAATCGAGGCCAGATCGGCCTTGGAATTGGCTGCAATCGGGATAGTCAGCAGCGGCGTGTCAGTTCCAACTGTGGGAGCCGTCGCCTTGTTATAGAGCTTCACGAACTTGGTAGCTGCGCTGGTATTGAAAAGGATGCCGCCATAAATCCGGCCGGCGGTGGCCTTCACGTTGTTGGCGTTCGTGGTCGCAGCGGATGCCAGAGAGTAGCGAGTGAGCGCACCGGCCGTGCTGCTGGGGCTGGTTGCCAAAATGGCTGCGCCGATGACGTTGCCGCCACCATTCAGCACGGCACTGACCGTGGCCTGCCCTGGAGCAACGATCTCGTCGATGAGATAAACCGAAGAAGTGATGCTTCCCGAGGTATAGGCCGAGACCCTCACCCGAATGTATCGGCATAGCGACGCGATGAAGTACATGCCGGGCGCGCTGGCC